CGTCGAAACTGTGTCACCCCCTCCATAAACACTCTGTAACAAAATGCTTATGGTGGAGGTGCCGGGCTCTGCCCCCGGGTCCGCAACACCTTTCGGTTTACTTCATACAACAATACTTACATTATACGATATTTATAATAAAAAGTCAAGAAAAACCCGCCGAAGCGGGTTGTGTACTAATTAAAAATTAGAAACGATGAATGATACCAACTCCGGCACCTGTTTGATTCTGTCCGGCTACTCCCGAGTAACCATTGATATCTACGCCTGGGCTAGTACCAGTTGTTTGGAAAATAGGAGCAATAGGATTACTTGTCGTTGCGCCGTTCTGAGCATATCCCAGTTGAGCATACACTTCGGTACGCTTGCTGAAACTATAGTGAGCTTGCACATTGGTCAAACTGGAATTGTCATTAGTTCTAACATAGTTAGCACCTAACAGTACTACCGGAGTCAGCTGATAACCAACGCCTACCATTTCGGCATTAACGTTGCCCACTGCTGTGCCTGTATCAGTCTTGTTGGATACATAACCAGCTCCGACAGACAAGTTACCCAATTTATAATTAGCACCAGCAAGATATGTAAGTTTGCCTGGACTATTACTATTCGCAGACACATTGGCAGCTCCGCCATTATGACGTTCTTGACCAGCAACGATTACATTCAAGTTGTTGATGCCGGAATAAATTAAATTAAAAGCCGTAACGCTACCTGATGCGATATCAGTGCCATCTGCGCTGGTTTGATTACCCAATCCAAATTGTACAGTAGCAGTTGTTCCGGCAATTTTAGGAGAGGAATAAGTCACCGCATTCTTGTTAAAGAAGTCAGCATATCCTAGAGCGATTTCTGTCGTAAAGTTTACACTATTACCTGCTAATGGCAGTATGCTATTGGCAGCAGAAATCATTGGATTGATTTTAAGCCCTAGATCAATCTCGCCCAATTGGTTGTTAGCCAAGCCCACGTAGGCCGCACGACGAAACAGACCGTTTTGATTCATACCACCATTGTTGGTTTGCAAATCACCTTCAATATTGGCTACGGCTTTTGTACCATTACCAACATCTTCTGTGGCTTTGATGCCCCACAAGCTTGATGTCATGCTAGAGTCTACCAGACCTGATGAGTTATTGATACTGTATACAGATGCATCTAAAGTTCCATATAGTGTTACGTTGGATTGTGCTTGCGCCAGTCCCGTGCTTGCGATTACCATCGCCATTAAAAATAACTTTTTCATTCTTTTTCCTTTTTTTTAAAAATGTAACATCTCTGTTACCATACAGACACTGACATTATCATCAGCATCGATATTAATGCAACTTATAATCGATATAATCTTTGATTTCGATTACAGAGTACACAATTACAGTTACAACTACTACAGCAGTTAATTCAATCATATTAGTTAAATCCTTTTATGACGTTATTGTCAATTGGTGGATTACCGCGACAGTGAGCAGATATAAAAGCTTTCTCACGTATTTGATTAGACTTTGATATTTTATCATTAGAATTGTTTATACGCTTGAGCGTAGATGAAAACTTTTCTAGGGATTTTGTTTTCTGGTCCATATACAAATATTTAGCCCCAATTGGCAGAACTAATACAGTTTAGCTGATTTTTTGATACTAATCTACCGAATAGTTATCCAAAAATTTTATTAAATCGCCATACAAATTGATCAACATGGCTTCCTGGTCTCCGAAAAATATCACGCTGTAGGATCGAACCATTCCACTGTACCTCTTTATATAATACGGCATTTGAAGCTTACGATCTAATGCTAACATAACTTCTGGGGTGAACCTAACGGTATTTTTAACAGGGAATTCGTAGTGCTTGTGCTTTAGTTCGTGCGCCAGAACATGATATCCTTCATCTGTAAGTCGAAATCCGCCTGTGTTGCGAAGATTGAACCACCAATATAGTTTGGCAAAATCCACAGTTACTTCGCGTATCTTAGATAATTCATCTACTAATTGCTTGGTAAACTCTATTTTATTACGCACTTTACGGAAATATCTTGTCGCCTTGTTTTAGCAATACCACACTAAATTGGTCGGTTTTAAACTGTTGATTAAGTTTCTTAGCTAGATTGATAGCATGTCCTGGATTACTAAATGATACCTTTTTATATTTAGGTCCAGGATACTGAACCAGCATGTTACTGGTTTTCAAGTTAATGGGTTCATTAGAATAATAAACCGCCCAAATTCCGTCAGAAGCCAACACTTGTTCGCTTTTGTAAGTGGACTTGTTGGTGAGTTCCGCAAGTACGGTTGGTTTAGGCCGACTCACTTGAATCTCTCCTGCCGCGTGGGATTAACAGTTAAATGCATATTAATATTTATACAACATATAGACGCATATTAAAATTTTCCACCATCTATTTTAAATTCCACAACGTCATTTTTTGATGTAGCGGCAGATTCTTTAAGTTGTTTTAATTCCAATAAAAGTTCAGTAAGGTCAGCGTGCATGCCTTTGGCATCTACCATTGGCATGACGAAATCCTTGACACCACGAGCATCGTGGCCCCTTATTCTTTCTATAAATTTTTGTAGATGTAAGCTCAATGTTCTCTCTTTAAAAATTTCTCTAAATCAGGCGGAGTCCATCCGTCCGGTTTCAAAATCTTCCCGTCGTCTCTTCGGCGTACTTTTCCTAATCTGCGATCTATTTTGGAAAAATTAGTGGCCATTACTTCGCGCCATGCTCCTTCTCCGTCGGCACCCATTGAATGTATGGCACCTATGGTGACAACTAAAATATCCACCAACGCATCTAGTGTTTCGACTTTATCATCTTGCGCCAATGCCTCTAGCAATTCATTGTACTCTTCTGAGATTAGATTACAATACATTTTGAATTGGTCTTCGTTGACGCCTGTAACGGTTTGTTCGCAAGCTGTCATGAATTTTTCTGAATCGTAAAAGGGATTGGTCATTTTGGTTCTGCCTCTTCTTTGTTATGGAATGGTCCCTTGTAAGGGTATCTTTGTAATAAGATTAATTTTGGATCTTGCATAGCTTCCCACTTGCGACCTTTTTTGACAGTGTACCATCCGGCAGCATACCAACTTTTGCTTTTCTTTGTCTTGGTATAAACAGGTAACTTTTGTGGCACGTCCCACATAGGGTTATAAACACGACCGCTTGTTGGATAACCGTGTACTTCGTGTGTTGGCAATTTCTTTTTAGCGGGCTTATTGGCTGCTACAAATTGAATATCAATGCTGCGTTCAACTAGTTTAAGAGTTTTGTATTGAGCCACTACCTGATTGTTTATCTTAACTTGATATCCGCCGGCATAAGCTTCTACATTGCCAACTTTCTTTTCATCTCTCTGTATTACCCAAAACTGTTTATCAACTATAGGTTTAGCTACTAATGTCATTTATTCATCCTTGCTCGACATTTTTTCTGTATGTCGATTGATACATCCGGATGCCATCCGCCAATCAACATACTACAGTCATACTTGACTGTGTTATCATCTAACATCACAAACATTACCACTGACAAAATTGTCACACACAAAACCAATGCAATTCTAAAAATACGTATAGTCTTATCCATTTAGTGCGCCTGTATATGTGGCATTCATCCAACTACCAAAACTTTCTGCGTTTTCGCTACACTGGTTGAGTTGGTATTTTCCGCAGAATTGAAGGAATCTTACACCCACTTGTCCCACATCTTTGTGACTAACTTGTTCGCGTATGGCAGTATCAATTATAAGTTTAACATCTTCTGGCTGTGCTGTCAAGTCTACCAACATTTTATTTCTTTCGTAGTCATCTAATACTCTGTGTTCTACCCCATCAGGGTCAACCCATCGTTGTAGCATCATGTTATTCCAGTTGTATCCTTGTTTTTCTCTATCTGCGAACGCCTCCGCCAAGCCGACTTTGCTTTTCGTCCCTTTTGTACGGACTCCAGGAAACGCTGAAAAAACATTGTCAGTCGGGTCGCCTCGCATGCACTTCTCAAAAAGAAGCCACCCTGGGTCCGGTATCTTTTTAGGTTCCTTAGTTTTCTTGTCGAGGACCGGTTTACCTTTCGCATCAAATATTCCTTCAATCGTGATTAGTTCGTCTGTAATACCATTGTACTGTTTTACATTTGTGGACAGCAGTTGAACAAAGTCAGTGTCACTGCTTATAATCACATGGTCGTCAGCAGGATGTAACGCAATCCATCTTGCTATGATGTCGTCACCTTCTGCTGTGGCGCACCTTATAACACTACAGTTGGTTTTTTCAGAAAGATATTTATTCAAAGCATCGAAAGTTTCCCAAAACATTTGGTCTTCTTCTTGTTGTGATTCGGTTAATGCTTGTCTAGCAACTGCTCGATTAGCTTTATAAGGCTTGTAAGCATCTTTGCGCCAGCTACGCCCTTCTAGAGCAAAAACCACATGATCCGCATTAAATCTACGTGCCATTTTATTTGCTGCCATTAATGTAATATGCAGAGCCATACCAATCTTTTCCCAAGTATCAGTACCTCGGAAAGCTCCGTGACGGGCTCTAAAGAATAAGTTTGCTGTATCAACAAGCAAGTAGTTCATATAAGCCTTATATTAATTTGTTAGTGATAATGTATTGTAACACATAACGATTAAAAAAGCTATGAGCATCTTTACCAAAATGGCGACTATTTGGTGATACTGTGTACATTTTATTATCTTTGATTAAATTGGAAAAGGTCATTTTAGGATCGTAAGCTTGGAGGAAATTTACTCCCCAATCGTACGGAGCAAGATTGGTACTAAAGCAGGTGTTACTGTTTAAAAATAAATGTGGTTTATTTGTATTCTTGAGTTGTTGATGAAACAAGTATATGCTGTCATGCTCTAGTTTTTCATCAATCCAATCGTTCCACATTATTATTATTAATTCATTTTGGTTGCGGCCATTTTCTAACCACTGTTTGGTTTCATTTATAATTTGTAGATTATCGTTATTGCTAGTGACGGCACAGTGTAGTCCGGCCCTAAGAGCTAAACTTAGTAATTTACCCCAACTGACGGACACGTTGTCTGGATGCGGCAAATGGCCCATCCATGCCAGCACAGGATCATCTGACGCAAATATGTAGGGATTGGTTGCTTCTGCTGCCGACACATGAGTGCTACCATTTACATATAGCATCATTTTTTTAACAATCTCAGGGTTTCCGATTCTGCTACACGTTTTCTTAAACTGCTGGAGCTGAAGCTATGGTCTCTTCCGTTAAATACCAATTCAATGTTGCGGTGGTAACATTCTGCCATTCCGGTAAAATCTTTATCTTGGTATTCTATACCTAGTATGCGAACATCAATTGGCAATATCAATAACAAGTCTACAATGTCTTGCTCGGTTTGATATATCACTACTTCGTCTACATAACGACACGCCGCTAGTTGTATCTGTCGCTCGACTATACTTTGTACGGGTTTATTTTTAGTATCTGGCCTATCTATAGTAGGGTCCGTTTGTAACGCCGCGATGAGATAATCACAGTGATTTTTAGCTTCTGCTAACATGGCTATGTGTCCGGCATGTAACATGTCAAATGCCGAGAAGGTCACACCTATTCGTTTACCCTCTGCCTTAAGTCCTTTAACTTTATTAAATATCATTGAAATAATCCGGGTTGAGTAATTCTAATTCTAACACATCATATTTGACTGTGCTGTTGGTTTCGGCTAGCTCACACCAATATTTGGCATTTTCCGCCGCTTCTCTAGTTTCAAATCTGTCTTTCCAGCCTAGTGGGGTGTGGGCTTTGTAAAATAACACACTGCTGCCGGTATCCCTTGTCAGCATATAAACTATCACTGTCTTGGGTTGATTCATTAACTTACCTCGCTACGACCATCTCCCACATCGCGTGATTTAACCACACGATTGTTCATGGCTTCGTATTGTTCAAAAGTTTCTAATACCACATTACGACAGACAGCAGTAAACCATCGGTCTACTATGTCAGAGTCTGTATCTTTTGGAGACATCTGATATCCATGTCTAATTAAATCGGCAACAAATTTATCGTTCCAGTCTAATTCAAATGACCCATTTTGCATGTCGTTAGGGTCAACCTCCATGCTTATCATGTTTACATATGACTCGCCTTTTTCTGTGGCAATTTGTTTAGCTGATTTTGCCGCTTCTTTTACCGCTTCTGCTGTTGTCTTTTTCTTAAATCTATCAAATATTCCCATTAAGTCCCCCATGCATTCTTAAAAAGCGGCACTTGTAGCCTATCACTATACCTCAATCCACGTTTCATAGCTGCCAAGGCCACTGCTCTGTTGTTTAAGGCATATACGCTTTCAACGCCTCCGACCGGCATTAAGTAGACATGGCCAGTAAATCCTGCCTGCTGGAATTCATCTATGGCACGTTCGGCATCTGCGATATCTTCTTCTGTGGCCACGACGAATTTCAAGTAGGTAGTACCATACTGTTCATATTCGCACACTACTTCTGGTTTAATAGCATCTTCCCACTTTTCGCCAGAACACGGAAGTTTAGCACTGACTGAAAATGTAACTTCACGCCCATAGCTTTCATCAATGTAATGATCTAAATAATTTTTAAATTCTGGAGTAAGTTTCTGAGTACCATTTGTTTCAAAGGTAATTTCTTTCAACGCCTTCATTTTAGGATTGTTCAGTAAGTCCGGATAAGCACGTTGCCAACCTAGTAACGGCTCACCGCCTGTAATAACTAGGTGCTCGTCTCGCCACTCACCATGTGGCAAGATCTCCATGATACGAGCCACGATGGCATCGGTCTCCAGCATGGGACTGAGATGTTTGAATTCTGGCATCCATGATGCGAAACTGTCGCAGCCCGAAGAAACCAAAGGCAATTCCTCGTATTTTGCAAAAGGATAAAGCTGATGGATAGAGGCTACGTCCTCGGCTTCGGTACTCAATTTGCCTTTAGGCATACCAAAACCCTTACAAGAAAAATTGCAGCCAAACGTTCTAAGAAATACGCTTGGGACTCCCATATATCTTCCCTCTCCCTGAATTGAATAGAAAAGTTCCGCTATCTTAATCTTGCTCATATTTTTAGTCCTATTTCTGTTTAAACATTTTAACATCTTCTACCGCATGATGTAAAGCTGATGCATAGTTCATGGCCTGTTGTTCAGTCATGCCGAGGACAGTTTCCGTTTTGACATAGCCCCGCGTCAGTAGTTGCCAAACATGATGCCATCGTGTTTTACTCCAAAAATTGGTTTTAACTGTCACATACACATGTACTTCTACATCGCTCTCGCTGGCTTCAATCCAGACTGTGTGCTCATGATCACTCTGACCACACTCGCAGGTGACTTGATACATTTTTGAGTCACCCCAATCATTGCGTTTCAATATGCCTGTAGCCGGAGTTTCTGCCAGTTTATTCTTAGTTTTCATATATGGTTGACCATTTTTTAAGTTTGTTAAATTTATTCTGTTTTGCTATGGTTATTTCTTCCTCGGTCAACACACCGTGATTATATAGTAGGTCAATCATAGCAACAACATCGCCAACTTCCTTAACCAATTGCTCTCGTTGAGTTCCTTCGCCGTTTAAATAGACATTATCTATTCCAAAACGTCGACACTTGCTAACAGCCTGTATTACTTCGGCACATTCTTCTTGTAGTATATCTAAAATTTCGTTTATTTTATTATTCATTTAGTCCACCATTTTTCCCAGGGAAAT